TGCACTATCCAGCGCAGGAAGCAAGCCGGCTCGCTTGAAAAAAGATTCTTTTGAAGTTAAAGACTTTTTTGCTCAGTCAAATATTGCAGGTCTAGTTGATCCAGCGGACAAAGGTCTTCCAGCAGCTATCATCGAGACACTTCTAACTGGCGGATCTAAAGGTGCAACTAAGACAACTGACATCGTTGCTGCTCTTTCTAAATTCGAGAAGTTCCACGTAAACTCAATTGTTCCTCTATTCTCTAGAGACGCAACTGACGACATCGCAGACAATCTAACAGATGCAGCTTCTACTTACACTATCGATGGCATCCATCAGGCAGTTAAGACACACATCAGTATCATGAAGACAACTAAGAAGAGAAGCGAGAGACAAGGATATCTTTCTGTTAAGTCTTCTTATGCTGCTGCTAAAGAAAAAGTCGGAAACATGGCAGATGCTAGACTTCAGATGATGATTCAGGACATCAGACAGTCTAACGCTCAAGGTGTTATCAAATGGTTCCAACCATGGGCACTTGCTTGTCTTATGGCTGGTGCTAGAGGCGGAGCCCCTATCGGTCTTCCTCTAACATTTAAGTTCTTAAACTGCTCAGGTATCAGACACTCATCTCAACCGATGAACACAGCAGAAGCTGACATCGTAGTTGATTTTGATCCAGATACTCAGTATGATGATGCTATCCAGTCAGGTGTAACCTTCCTAGAAGCACCAAGAACAGGTGGTTTTAGGGTTATCGTAGACAACACAACCTACGGCATCGATGATAACTGGGTATACAACAGAGCAAACGTTCTTCACGCTGGTGACATTGTAGCTTACAACTTCAGAAACATCATGGAGTCAAGGTACATCGGCGTTAAGAACAACGTGCTAGCTGCTGAGGTTAGGTCTACAGCAGAGTCTGTTCTAGCTACTTACCTTTCTCAAGGTATTACAGTTGGTACTGATGATGCTCCTCAAGGATTTAAAGATCTATCGGTTAGAATCGAAGGTTCAACAATCTTTATCTCAGTTACAGTTAAGCTCGTTGAAGGGATTGACTTTGTGCTTGTCGACATCGTCTTACAACGCGCTAGTCAAAACGCTTAAGCTCTAACTTAAATCACTCCACCAATACCCTCTACTAAGTAAAAAATAGTAGGGGGTATTTTTATGTATAAGTGTCATCTCTGCGATCTAAAAACCAAACAACTAAATGGACTTATGAGTCGACACTGGAAAATACTATACTATTATTATGCTTATAATAAACTCACATATTTTAGTTTTGCAACTATCTGCATGATATAATTTTAAATGGTGCAGTCACGCGGTGTGATGTAACCCTAAAGTATTATTTGGGCACTAGGGTCCCCAGGAGAAAAAAATGGCAGGTAAAAAACCAGGTTTAATTACAGGTAGTAACGCAAAAATTCAGATTGGCGGCAAGACAATTGCCTATGCAACAGACGTTCAGTACTCTGTTGATACAGCTGTTATTCCAGTTGAGGTCATGGGAAGATACGAGGTCGTAGCAAACGAACCAATCGCAACTACAGTAGCAGGATCTTTTACAGTAGTTAGATACTCCTCCTTAGCTAAAGCAGCAGGTGTCGACAATGTAGCAGACGGCGGTAACGGTGTTGGCAAAATGGGTCAAGGTATGGCAAACGCATTCAACCCTGGTCAGATGCTTTCAACAGAAACAGTAGATGTTGCTATATTCCAAAAGACAGATCAAACAGGTGGTGCTACTGAGATAATTAAGATAAGTGACTGTAGGCTTACAAGGATGTCTGGTAGCATTAACAAGAGAGGCATCTTAATGGAAGCATACTCTTTTGTTGGTATTTTGTTTGATGATGATTCATTTACAGCTGGTTCTTCTGGTGTTGGTGTTGACTTATCTTAATTAATATAAAATTAGTGGTGAACTATGTCTGGTGTAACTCCATTTTTTATAACTGGTGCAAACTGTAAGCTTAAGGTAAATGGAGTTACTATAGCATTCGCCACTAATTTTAACTGCTCCGTTCGCGTTCCTCATGCTAGAATAAGAAACATAGGCGGATACGAAGCAGGTTCGCTAGAGCCCTTATCTTACGACGTAGACGGCTCATTTGATGTCATAAGATATGTAGATGGCATCAAAAGTAAATTTGAGAAGATGGGGTATTCAGTCCCGAACGATACCACGGACCTTGGAAACGGTATTGGTGGATGGGATTTAAAGCAAATAAGTTCAGTTGACGGTAGGGCTCATGAATCCCTCAACCCATCTAGGCTTCAAGATGCGATAACATTCGACATAGAGATATACCAGAAACTCGACGCAGGAGCATCTAGAACAACTGGTATAACTAGAGCTAGAAACGCTAGAATTGTTGCAGTAAATACAAGCATCAACAAAAGAGGCGTTGCAGTTCAGAGTTTTCAATTCATGGCACAATATCTCGATGAAGATAGTTTCATCGCAGACCCATCGACGGTAATTTAAGTTATGATGAAACCGCCAGGTCTACCTGGAAAATTTAAAACGCCAAGAAGAGGCTTCGATAGAAGTGTAAATGGTCTCGATCAGCAGCTTGGAAACGTTATCAAGGCAGCAGTGGCAAATGAAGTAGCCGCCGCGATAGCTTTTAATCGTCCAAGCGCAAAGTACATGACAGGCGCTAGAACTATCATAAGAATAAATGATAGAGTTATAGCATTTGCATTCAGTGTTGCATGGAACGTTCAGAACGAAACAACCGAGATATTCACTATAGATGAGATCGCACCACACGAGATAGCGCCTAAAAGAATTTCAGTATCTGGCTCACTTGGTCTTTTTCAGATACCAGGATCTTCTCCTGTTACAAGTGGAGTAATGACAGACCTTAGTTCATTTCTATTAAATAAGTATATTACAATAGAGGTAAAGGACGCTCAAACATCATCTATTATATTCAAGACCGATAAAGCAATGATAACGGGCATGCAAGGGCAAGTTAAAGCTGAAGCTGTCTCTACGTCAACTTTAACCTGGAAAGCAGTTGGCTGGCAGGCAGAATTTCAAAGAAAAGCATTAGAACCAATAAAGCCAGCAGATGCACCAGTTACAGATCGTGCAACGTGGCAGACCTCAAATAGAACATCAACCAGTGCAAACTGGTGGGAAACATAATTTTAAAGAAAATCTAAGTATAATTATCTAGGAATTATTAACTGGAGATACTTAGATGGACCTACCTAAAAAAGAACGAACATTTAGCTTTAACTACACCAGTGAAGAAAGCGGTCAGCTTTACGAAGGCACATTCACCGTAAAGTGCAAGTTAAACGTCGCAGAAAAATATCAGTTAGAATTAGAAAAAAGTCGACTGATGTCAGATATGGCAAATCCTACTAATGGCCTAATGGGAATATCAATTGCCTTAAGTTCACTTAGGATTAGAATCGTAGATGGCCCTAACTGGTGGATGCAGGGTCGTGGTCTAACTATCGAAGACGAAGATGCTTTAGTTCAACTATTTGAAAAAGTTGAAGAAGAATGCATGGAGTGGCGAAAAGAACTATCTGAAAAAGCCGCGAAAGCGAGAGAAGAGCTGGGAAAATAGACGCCGACCAATGGTCGGCCTTATCCCACATAGATAATATCGTCGAATATCACGCCAATCAACCTCTTGATACAGAAGATGCACAACTAAGATATCTGATGTCTTGGTGGTCAAAAACTTATTCTCGTCCCTTAAAAGATCCATTATTACAAGAATATACGCTAGAAGAGCTATACTATGAGTATCGCGATAAAATTGAGCGTCAAGCTGCCGCAGAAAAAGCGATAGAAGAAAAAGATGATAAAATAGAACAAGAAAAGATGGATGAAGCACTAGCTTGGGCAGAGGCAGAAGAGCTTAAAGAAAGTGAAGAAGAGAATAAAGACGCAAATGGTGCAAACTGGCAACCATCCGAAGAAGACAAGAAATGGATGGAGCAAGAACTAGAAAGAGCCAAAGAAGAGTTCGGCGATGACTTTGGCGAGGACATACAGGAAGAATTTTAAAAAATGGCAGACGATAAGAAACCAGGTGGTTCGATACTTGGAAGAGAGCCAAACTCATTAGACAAGATAGGTTCAAAATCCTATACCCAAGGATACATGGATCAGCTTGCCATGATGGAAAGACGTGCTGCAATTGAAACAGTTGAGATGCGTCGCCTCAGACAGAGAATGGATGAGCTTGAGCAGTCTAGACTTGCAAACATAAGAAATCAAGCAAACGTAAGAGCTGGCGTGGTTTCTCCTACTGAGAGTATGTTTCGAGGCGTTGGCCTATCAGAAGCTGCAACAAGAGAAGTATTCAAGAACATTGCTCCTGGACAGATGCCAACAGCATTTGTAAGAGCTTCAGAG